TCATCTGCTCTATCAAGATTAAATAAGTCACCTTCTAGTGATGACCAATCATATCCTAGTTCTGCGTATGGAGTTACCAATCCCGCATCAAAAGCAGCACCAATTGCTGGACTAATTCTTAGTTCGTCTTTAGTAAATGAATCACCTACAGTATAATGTAGTTCTGGAGCAGCGTAAAAAGTAAGACGAGGTGTCTCACCAGTTACTGGATCTGTTGCACCAGATGTGAATAGTCTACCAACTGTTAAACGATAGTCATCGTTCGCACTGTCGTCGATAAACTCAACTTGTCCGTATACCATACCAAAGTCATGTTTGATACCATAAACGTTTGCTGAATCAGCAAAGTCGTAGTTAGCACCTGTACCTGCAGAAATAGTAGTATTGTCTGAAGTAAGGTTAATGTTCATACTAATATCATCGAAGTTATCAGCATGAGCTGTTGTTGCTAACGCAATAGCGAAAGCAGTGGTCATTATTATTTTTATCATTTTTATTATTTTCCTATAATTTTGAAGTCGCAGGGTTGCGTCCTTTTTCCAACACTGATTTTATTTAAAGAATATACAATCAAACTTATATACTCATTAAACTGTTTCAGTGCCTTTGATGTCTTTAATAAAAGTAAATTTCTCCGTTTGGCTGCTTAGATATTCGATAACTTTCTCTGGTGCTGTTTCACCATAAGGATCGCTATCGGCGCCATCACAGTTTTTGCCTGGCTCTTCGAACCATGCTTCGATTATACCGTCATTAATGACAGCCGCATAACGCCATGAACGTTGTCCAAATCCCAAATGCCTTTTGTCAACTAGCATTCCCATCATCTGTGTAAACAGTGCATTGCCATCTGGAATGACTTTTACTCTTTCTACACATTGGTCTTTGGCCCACTTGTTCATAACAAATGCGTCATTAACAGAAATGCAGTAAACTTCGTCTACTCCCATTTCCTTAATCTTGTTGTAATTTGTTTCAAATCCTGGTAGCTGGTACGTGCTACATGTCGGAGTGAATGCTCCTGGTAAACTAAAAAGAACTACTCTCTTTCCTGCAAAGTAGTCGCTGCCGTCAACGTCTTGCCAACGGTAAGGGTTTGACCCTTCGATTGATTCATCTCTTACTCTAGTTTTAAAAACTACGTTAGGTATTTTTACACCTTCTCTCATAGTGTGTTAGTTCCTTTATGTTATAAAATTGTATTACAGATATTATTTACTATAAGTTAGTATATGGTGTGCTAGATCTGAGTGCATTTTTAATAATATGGGTTATTAAAGTTGGGGTCATCCATTCCGTCTACTGCTGTTACTTCTGGAATGTAATGTTTAAGCATGTTCTCTACACCCATTTTAAGAGTTACTGTGCTACTTGCACAGCCGGAACATGATCCTTGTAGTAAAACACTTACACGGCCTGTTTCTTGATCGAAGTCTTCAAACTTAATAAAACCTCCATGTTGTTCTACAGCTGGTTGTACCTGCTCGTCGATAAGTTTATTGATTCGGCTAACTGTATCGTCGTATTCTTCTTTGTTCATATGTATATTTATCCTAGTTATTGGCAGACCAGCAAGGAATCGAACCTCAATCTACGGTTTTGGAGACCGCCGTAATACCATTATACCACTGACCTTTACTTCAATAAAGTGCAACTTTTCTGTTGCCAGGTAAGTTGCCAACCCCGTTACCTAGTTAACTAGGCTGCAAGAGCAAAATTATCGTTTGCGTCTATAAAGTTGCTTGATTTACGGTCATCGCCTACCGGTAACTCCACGTTCTCTCATACATCAGTCGATCCTAGTTCGCCCCCATCATAAGCACATTAAATTGTCTGTGTTAATCTTCAATGTGCTTATGGTGGAGGCGCGGGGTACCGCCCCCCGGTCCTGTCTGTCGTTGATTGGCTTCAACGTTACATGTATATTTATACTACCATTGTAACGGTTTGTCAACCTTTTTTTTGAAATTAATAAGGATTAATATCTAAGTACTTGCCCCATTCGCTGTAGTAATGGCGCATGCCGACCTCGTCATGGATAGTTCCATTTTCGTGTCGACCATGCAATACGTTACGTGCTTCAGTACCTTCACGCATTGTAGTTCCTTGTCCTGCTACACCAATTAGGTCTTCGTGTAGGTTACGTCCAAACGGTCCCCATATGCTGTTGTGATGATTAATGCGTGTGCGTCTTTCTTCTGGTGTGTCTTTGCGTAGTCCATACCCTCTGAACTCTATAAGAACTTTATTACAACCTAATGGAGTAACACTGTCGCTTCTATACGCACTGCCACGCAAGTTAAAATTAAAGCCTGGAAACAAGTCTACCATATACCATTGGTTGGGTGGCAGATTAGGAAAGGACAGTTCGCCTCTATCTTCGAAGCCTTCATACTCTTCGTAGTTGACAGTGAATGAACTTACATTTACATGTCCGTTGTCAAAAGGTATGTTTTTACGTGCAAAGTATTCATCGTTAAATCCACTTACACGATTGAAGTAGTGCATGAAGTCGTGATAGAATTCACTGTTGGTATCGTGCCACAGTTTGTAGTTTGTATCTATAACTGCTTTGTGATAATGAAACACTTCCATTTCTTCTGTGTCAATAGCATCTGCTATACAATCAAATGCACCTGCTGTCCACTCCTCAACACTCTGTGTAGGATTAGGATCAAGTGTTACCCATACCATACCTCCGTGCTTTACTTCACAGTGTAGTTTAGGTTCACTCGTTACAACAGGTGCTTTAAATGTACCGCTTGGTTGACTAACTCCATAGTTTCGCCATGCATGAACACGTTTGCCAGTGTTGTATGCAAGTACGTTTACACCTGCTATCTGTGAAGTTCTAAAGTCTCCTTGTTTATACATTTCACTAATGTGACATATAGGTACCCATACCTTTGAAAAGATACGTTCTTGTTCTTGTGCAAATATTTCTGGGCAGTTGTAGGCTGTGCTACTAATTGATTCTACTACTGGCTTCTTTAACCAGTTGGCGTGATTACGTGGTGGCATCTAGTTCTCCTTACGATGTATTTAAACTAATATAACATGTAAAAAGACTGTTGTCTAATAGACTGTAACTATGAAGTAATAGTCAAAAGAAAAGGCCCCTAAAGGCCTTTCCTTAAATATTCAAAACTTATGAAGGTCGAATATCTGATGCTTGTGGACCTTTAGGTCCTTCCGCCATTTCGTAAGTAACTGCTTGATTCTCGTTAAGAGATTTATAACCGTCACCTGAAATAGCTGAGAAATGAGCGAATACATCTTTTCCGCCGTCGTCTGGAGTAATAAAGCCAAAACCTTTGTCTGCATTAAACCATTTTACTTTTCCTGTTGCCATTTTTATTTCCTTAGTTATTAATTATGCCGCCTGTCTTTCTACTTCTTTGTCTTTCACGACATGGGTAGCCGACTTCTTGCCTGTTTCTGGTCGGATAGGCTCCAACCATGAGTCCGCTATGTATGCTTTAGGTGAATCTCCAAACTGATTTTTCAATCCAGTTGCTTCAATCCACCAGTAATGATCTGTCACAGGACACATGCATGAGACACCTCTAAAATCAAAGGTATCATTCTGCTTGTACTTTCCAATGTATTCTTTAACAAGGACAATCTTGCCGATATTTTCAGGTCTTACTGAATGTATCACTTTTGCTAAATCACCTTGTTCACACTTCATATTACTTTAACCAAGCTACTCGCTTTCCTTCTTTAACACGTCGAGCGTGTTCCTCTGTTGAGCCAGGATATCGCCAAGCCCAAATTGCTACTAGCACCATTGCACCACCACTCCACATAATCGCTTTCAGATTCTCTGTAGCAAACCATGTAAAGATAATAGTTGATGCCATTACCAATACCATTAAGTACTTTCCCTTTGTAGGGAAAACACGTTTTTTATTCCAATTTGTTAAAAACTTACCAAACCACGGATGATTGTATAACCATTTTTCCATTCTTGGTGAGCTTTTAGCAAAGGCCCATGCAGCGATCACTAAAAAGATGCTGAATGGAATACCGGGCGTTACAATTCCAATGTAGGCTAAACCTACACATAGAAAACCTATACCCATGTATATATATTTTTTAATTTGATTCATTTATGTACCGCCTTTGTTATATTATATAGTATGCTGTGCTTTTTGTCAACTATGATCTGACTGGGCGGAAAATGCCAGATATTCTACCATTACTCGATCTCCAGCCACCTCTCCAACTATTTGTAATTGAGCCACCTGAAGGGTTGTTGTTTGTTGCACTTGCTTTATCACTTTGATTGCCGCCGACAAAAGTATATACACCTGGCGACGGAACAGTGTATATAAAGTTAACGTGACTGTAGTTCCAAACCACAATGTCACCTGGTTGACCATCTGATAGTGGCACAGGAACTCCACCGTATACGCTTGTTTTATCTCTAAAGTCATATGCTCTAGCACTTTGCATATATTTGTAACCTGTTCTTTTTAATACCCAATTACAGAATCCTGCACACCAAGGTGTTTGATCTGTTTTCCAATATGATGTATCTGGAAAGCCTAATTCTTTCCATATGCCTATAATATTTCCGTTACTAGGATCAACAGTTTCGTCCCATGCATTGGTTGCTGCTTCGTCTAGTAGCTGAGTTAAGAATCCTGGAATTCCATTTGCTGCTGCTGTTGAATTGGCAGCACTTGCATCAACTAGTGGAGTCGTAGTTCCTAGGTCGTCAACACCTGCTGCTGGAGCACCCTCATACCTTTGTGGTACTTGGTTCTCTGCAATAGTGCCATTACTTTGTGTACCACCAGTTGCTCCTACATCGGGAGGATTTGATATTGCTTCTTGTATAACTGCATTAATTGCTGCCGCTGCCGCAGGTGAAATTATAATCGGAGGTACATATCCTTCGTTTGCCCAAACGTTTGGAGAACCACTTTCTGCTGCATTAGCGACCCAACTTCCGTGTCCGTCTGTTGCATCATTCTTGCGGTGTACTTTTATGTTGTTTGCAAATACTGTAGGTGAACCAGCCGCAGCAGGATCTCCACACGCAGTAGTATCGCCTATACGTACAGTTTGTTCGTTGTTTGTAAACACATTCTCCGAACCAGATGTATATGCTTCTTGATGAAATGGATTGGGAGTAGGACTTGCATGTCCTTTGTGCTTATCTACATTTGTTCTTACTACTTCTGGCATACTAGTACTTATCTACTTTGATAGTGCAATACCTGTTGTAGTCTGTGTATATTGTTTGCTGATATTATCTTCTGTTTTAGCAACACAACTTACTGCTGTTGCTTTAAGCATAAATTTGCCATCTGGTGATACACTAAACATAAATGGTGCAAGGCCTAATCCTTTTTGCTGTGCAATAAGTACCATTGGCTTGTGCAATGTATAATGTGTGTCAGTTTCTTCTTCTAAACGTCCTACGATTTCTTCGCCTGACGCAAGTTTAAAGGAGACATTATCTCCTACTTTGTATGGTGTTTCAATTAACATATTATTATCCTAGTGAGTGTCCAGTACCGTTATAACCTGTGTCTTCAACATACTTGAGTAATTCGTTGTATCCACCGATCTTTTCTTCACGTACTGTAATTTGTGGAAATGTTCGTGCTGTTGGGAACTTTTCAAAAAGTTGTTCGCGAGTAAAGTCTACGTCTAATTGTTTATAGACAAATTCAAACTGATTCGTTTCACAAAACTTCTTAGCCCTGTCACAGAACGGACAAGCTGGTTTTCCGTATATTTCTATCATGTGTTATCCTACGTAAATAGTTTCTTTCTTTTTATTAGTTACCTTAACCATGATAGCACCAGCGTTCTTCTTGGATATCGCCGCATTGATAGCAGTGGCTTCAGTACCGTATGTACCGTACGTTGTCCACGCTTCGAATGGGGAATGTCTTCTAAATTGAACTCTGAACATACTATTACTTATCTAAAGTTGGAAACCTTCGAATGTCTTTTCATCAACATCTTGCTTAACTCCGCCGATAATATAACTTTCGATTTCAGTTTCCTGTGGTGCAACTTGTAGCCCTGAGCTACTTAACCAATGTTGTGTCCACGGTAAAGGATTTGTTGTCAAAGGACGATCATATATTGGATCCATGCCTAATGCTTTAAGTCTTTTGTTAGCAATAAATTCTACGTATGCATGTAGTAAGTTTGCATTAAGTCCTACAATAGAACCTTTTTCAAACAAGTAATCTGCCCAACGCTTTTCTTCCTCAACACAAGTACGCCACATTTCATATGATTCTTCTTTACATTCTTTTGCAATTTTAACAAAGTCTGGATCGTCGTCTCCTTTTGCCCAATGCTTTAGAATGTGTGTAGATAAATTTAAGTGTGTTGCTTCGTCACGAGCAATAAGAGAAATAATCTTTGCAGACCCTTCCATCTTCTTTAATTCGCCAAATGCAAATGTACATGCAAACGAAACATAAAAACGTAAACCTTCTAAGATATTTACTACCATCATTGCTTTATACAATTGCTTTTTAACTTCGTACATGCTACCTTTACCTTTGTACATGTAATCTGTTACAACTTTATGAAACTTATCGTATTCTGCAGATACACTTTCTGCTCTTGCAATAATTTGCTCATCATCTAAAATAGTATCAAACACTTCTGCTGGATCAGCATATACATTTTTTACAATGTGTGTGTAAGAACGACTATGGATAGTTTCTTGGAAGTCCCATGCTACAATACAACTTTCTAATTCTGGATTAGAACAGTAAGGTAAAAAGTTTAAACAAGGTCCACGTCCTTGTACACTATCAAGTAGGGTTTGATATTTTAAGTTTGATGTAAAGATATGTTTCTGTGCATCTGTAAATTCTGCATAGTCACCTCTATCTTTCTGTAAGGAGACTTCTTCAGGTCTCCAAAAATAACCTAACATAGTTTGGTTAAGTTTGTCATACTCCGGATAACGGAATACGTCATAACGTTGAGTGTTTTGATCTTCACCAAAGAACATATACTGCTTTGTGAAGTCTACTTTATTACGATTAAAAACTGTCTTTGTCACTGTGTGTGGTTCCTCTTTTATATATTACACGCTTCGCATTCTTCACCTTCAACTTCTTCTACTGGTTGTAGATCACCGTTCATGTGTGAATGTCCATTCATTTCAACTTCTGGTTCTTGTACTTCGTCATCACCTTTAAAGTCATAAGTGTTTTGATAATAACTTGTCTTCCAACCTAACTTATAAGTTGTCAACATGTCTTTCATCATTACGCTCAACGGAACTTCGTTGTTCTCGAATTGCGTAGGGTTGTATGACCAATTACCACTAATGGATTGATCAAAGAATTTTTGCATCACTGCTACAATGTTGATATACCCATCATTGCTTGGCATATCCCAAAGTAAAGTATAGAAGTTCTTTAGTTGACTATACTGCGGAACAACTTGTTTAAGAGGCCCTTTTTTACTCTTCTTAACGGACAAGTATCCTCTAGGTGGTTCAATTCCGTTTGTTGCGTTCGACACAACGGAACTGCTCTCCGAAGGCATTTGTGCGGACAATGTGCTGTGCCTAAGACCGTGTAATTTGATGTCCTTGCGTAAAGAATCCCAATCATACTGTAATTTTGTTTTTACAACTCCGTCTATATCTTTCTTATATGTGTCAATTGGCAATATGCCGTCTGCATATTTAGTACGATCGAAGTATTCACATGCTCCACGTTCTTCAGCAAGTTCATTACTTGCAACTAACAAGTAGTATTGAAACGCTTCTGTAAGCTCGTGTACTAATGTCCATGCTTTAGGATCATCGTACTTAACT